ACTGAGTTTAAGAAAAAAGCTAGTCAATGGCCACTACGAAAGACGTAAAAAGGACGCCCTCTGGGCGGTTAGTGTACAGAGGAGAAACTTTTGGCGGATACAACAAGCCAAAAAGGACGCCCGGCAAGGCGAAAAAAAGCGCGGTCCTCGCAAAAAAAGGTAGTCAAGTTAAACTTGTCCGGTTCGGGGACTCCAAAATGTCCATCAAAAAAGACCAGCCCGCCAGACGAAAAAGTTTCCGGGCTCGTCACAACTGTGACACGGCAAAAGACAAATTTAGCGCCAGATACTGGTCCTGTAAAGCATGGTAAAGAAGATATGAAAATACTAGAACTTCTGGCTAAATTAGAAAAACACGAGGCTGAGTGTAACTTACGTTATCAACAGATCGAAGAAAAACTTTCTGATCATAAAAACTCGTTGAAAGCTTTTGATTTAAAACTTTGGGGACTAGCTGTTTTAATTTTAATAGCACCTTTTGTTGGAAAGTTATTAGGATAGTATAATGTCTTATTCTCGCAAATCTAAAAAGGCATCTCCAAAAAGCAAAGGCAGCAAAATATGTCCTTCTGGAAAAGCTTGGGCTAAACGTACTTTTGACACATATCCTTCAGCATATGCAAACATGGCGGCTTCTAAATACTGTAAAGACCCTAATTATGCCAAGAAAAGTAAGAGGAAAAAGGGATAATGCTAAGTAAAGGTAACAAACGAAAAGTTAAAAAGGTTGCAAGGGGCTTAAACAAAGCTTCAAAACTTCATGCCAAGCAGGCTAAAACTTTAAAAACAATGATTCGTTCTCCTAGAAAGAAGAGCTAAATGGGTGAGCTAAAGAAATGGCGGGATCAAAACTGGGTTAGAATTGGAGCCGACGGCTCTATAAAAGGCCCTTGTGGCACGTCTAAAAACAAAAAGAACCCTGATAGATGCTTGCCAGAAAGTAAAGCTCGCTCTCTTACTAAGGCTCAACGCAAAGCTACGGCTGCAAAAAAGAAACGTGCAGGATCAAAGGGTCAACAAGTAGTAAAGAACACTAAGGCAGCAACTGTTACAAATATGGCTAGAGGCGGTGAGCCCTCTGCAACTAAAGCAAAAAGACCTTTTCGGGGTAAGACCCCACCCGGAACTGTAGTAGCTAGGGGTTGTGGTGTAGTATTAAGTAGTAAACGTAAAAAAACGAAAGGATCAGTATCGTGAAAAAGAAGATGAAAAGCAAAGGCTACCGAAGTGGTGGTAAAGTTAAGAAGATGTCTAAAGGCGGAGCCGCAGGCGGTAAAAAAGTTCGCCGTATGTCTAAAGGTGGAGCCGCTGGTGGTAAAAAAGTAATGCGTATGTCAAAAGGTGGAGCCGCTGGTGGTAAGAAATCACTTGCTTCAGCAAGAGCATCACTTCCCGCTGGTTATAAGATAGTTAAAAAATAAAATATGGCATATTTACATAGCAATATTCCTTATTTCAAGGCATGGGTTCGTCGTGAATATACTCATAACCATGAGGCGTATCACGGCGAATTTCTTCATGCTATGGTCATTGGTGTAACAACAATACCAAACCGATCTTTAAGTTTTCAAGTAATTTTTACTGGAAGTGAGGCAGAAGGAGAGAAAGAGGACACCGTACACGGTGGAGCTATGTGGGCTCGTATGCCAATAACTGCACTTGTTGCCGACATTCCTTTAGAAGAATGGCCAGAACCGATGGAAACATATGATGCACAACCTTGGGACTGTGCTTCTCATTATAACTCTGTTTATGTTATGGATAGGACCACCCCATGTCCTTGGATGGCTAAAATAGATGGTAAAATGCACCCGGCAAAGTATTTATTTACTGTAGATTACACTGAGAGTGAAATCGCTGATGATCCGGCACAACACAAACAAAATCACGTTCTTCAACTGTTAGATGCAGGAGAATGGACGGGCAATATTGTTGCGTTACCTAATAACCGTGTGCGCGTAACACACCCTGCATGGTTTCAAACAGGAGAGGGCGCTCCTGACTTCAAGCCATCTCAGCATATACATTATTCAAAATCTGAGTTAGACTACACACTAGATGTTAACAAGGTTTTTGATAACCTTTACAACGAGGAATAAAATGGCTGTTTCAAGTAGCAAAGATTTTGAACTAGATGTAGCTGAATACGTCGAAGAAGCTTTTGAACGTTGCGGCTTAGAAGTTCGCACGGGTTATGACTTAAAATCAGCAAAACGTTCTCTTAATCTTTTGTTAGCAGAGTGGGCTAATCGCGGCCTAAACCAATGGACTATAAAACAACGAACTCTTACAACGGTTCAGGCAGACGGCAACTATGACTTAGGGGCGGACGTTATAGATATTTTGTCTGTTGTTGTTCAACGGGACGGAACTGATTACTCGCTAACCCGTCTAAGTAGGGATGGTTACTTAACAATACCCAACAAGACAACTCAAGGAAGAGTTAACCAGTTTTTCTTAGACAGGCAACTTACCCCTGTTTTAAACGTTTGGCCCGTTCCAGATAATTCTACAGATGTAATATACTACAATGCTTTGACACGAATGGACGATGCTGACATATACACTAATACTATGGACCTTCCTTTTAGGTTTTATCCTTGTTTAGCTGCGGGTTTAGCTTACTATATTGCTCTAAAAAGAGCCCCAAACCGCGTTCAAATGCTTAAAGCAATGTATGAAGAAGAATTTGATCGTGCTGCTACAGAAGATCGTGATAGGTCCTCTTTCAATGTTGTTCCAAACTATCAATATTATAGGACAAACTAATGGCAAAGTTTGCATCTGGAAAAAATTCTTACGCAATCTCTGACCGATCTGGTTTTCGGTATCGGTATAAAGATATGCGGAAAGAATGGAACGGTCTTCTTGTTGGTCCAGATGAGTTTGAACCTAAACAACCACAACTAGGTCCTTTTAGAAAAGTTAATGACCCGGAATCTCTTCAAGACGCAAGACCCGACAGAGTTGAACCTTTTGACGTTTATATTGGGCTTCCTTTAGTAGAAGCTCCTAGCCTAACACCTGTTCCCAGAGGAACCACTGGTTTAGGAGAAGTGACGGTGACCATAACATGAGCTTTACATATTCAGAATTAAAACAAGCAATACAGGATTACGCGGACAATACGGAAACTTCTTTTGTAAATAACTTACCTGTATTTATAAAACAGGCGGAAGAACGCATTTTAAAAAGTGTTCAATTAAGTCTTTTTAGAAAAAATGTTTCGGGAGTAATGTCTAGTTCAAATAAGTTTTTAGCTTGTCCAACGGATTTTTTAGCACCTTTTTCTTTAGCTTTCGTAGATTCAAGCAGTAATTATGTGTTTTTAGATTTTAAAGAAAATGATTTTATTCAATCTTTTAACCCAAACCCTGCAACTACAGGAAGCCCGCGTTTCTATGGTGTTTTTGACATAGATAATTTTATTATAGGACCTACACCAAATTCAAGTTATAATGTTGAACTTCATTATTATTACAGACCAGCAAGTTTAACCAGTTTGGCAAGTAGCGGCACAACGTGGCTAAGTGAAAACGCCTCTATTGCTATGTTATATGGCAGTTTGGTCGAAGGTTATACCTATATGAAGGGTGATGCAGACATGATGGCTTTGTACGAAAAGAGGTTTATGGAGTCAATTATGGGCTTAAAAGGTCTTGGAGAATCAAAAGAGGTGACGGACGAGTACCGCACTGGAGTAGTAAGGAGACCTAAACAATGAGTCTTCCAGCCTTAGATATGAGTCTTTCAGAAAATTTTTCTGTAAAGGTACATACTTCCGAGGGGCGTGGTTTTACCCCAGAAGAAATTGCTGAACGTTGCGCGGATAAAATAATTTCTGTTTCAAACAACGCGCATCCTGCAATACAAGAGCAGGCTCGTGCTTTTAAAGCTCAAATAGTTAAGTTAATAGAGTTTTATTTGACGGAAGCTGTTAAAAATGACAGAACTACTGTATATAATGCATTAACCGACGCAGGACACCCAGAGCTTGCATCACTCATAAGGAGATTGTGACATGGCCTTTTCAGGTAACTTCATGTGTACGAGCTTTAAGAAAGAGCTTCTTGAGGCCAAGCACAATTTTTTAAACAGCGGAGGAAGCACTTTTCAGCTTGCTTTGTACACGAATAGTGCGTCTTTTACCGCAGCTACCACTGCTTACACTACAAGTAATGAGATTAGTAACACTGCTGGTAGCGCATACTCCGCCAAAGGTAATACTTTGACGCGAGTTGACCCTTCAACTTCTGGAACTACGGCCCTTACAGATTTTGCAGATTCCTCTTGGTCTTCTGCTAGTTTTACGGCTCGCGGAGCTTTGGTATTTAATGACAGTGCGTCAGGAGACCCTTCTGTAGTTGTTTTAGATTTTGGTGCAGATAAAACAGCAAGTAATGGAACATTTACCGTTGTTTTTCCTACAGCAGACGCAAGTAACGCGATTATTCGGATAGCCTAATGACGGATATTATCGTTCCTCTCTCTGGTTGGGGTCGAGGAACGTGGGGTCAACTCTCTTGGGGCCAAGACTCTATTACAAACACAGGCGCAACGGGACAAACAGGTTCTGTAACGGTTGTTGCAACAGCTAATGTCCCTGCTACTGGACTAGCGGGAACAGGTTCTGTAGGTTCTGTCACTGTAACGGCAGATGCAAATATTAACGCCACTGGAATAGCAGCAACAGGTTCTGTGGGTTCTGCCACTGTAACGGCAGACGCAAATATTAATGCCACTGGAATAGCGGGCACGGGCTCTGTAGGCTCGGTCACTGTAACAGCAGACGCAAATATTAACGCTACGGGTGTAGCGGGAACAGGTTCTGTAGGTTCTGTTGTCGTCACAGCGGACGCCAATATAACCGTTACTGGCGTAGCAGCAACGGGCTCTGTAGGTTCTGTCATTGCAACGGCAGACGCAAATATTAACGCTACGGGTGTAACGGGAACGGGCTCCGTAGGGTCAGTTACCATCTCTGTAAGTAACGATGTGTCTGTAACAGGCGTGGCAGCCACAGGTGGTGTTGGTCAGGTTCTTGTTTGGGGAAGTATTGTCCCAGATCAAAATCCGGGGTATAGTACCGTAACGCCGTCTCAAGTTCCGGGGTATAGTACCACAACGCCGTCTCAATCTCCCGGATGGACAAAAATTGCAGCGTAAGGATTTAAAACATGGCTAGTACATATGTAAATGACCTAAGACTAGAAGAAATTGCTACAGGCGAACAGTCTGGTACTTGGGGCGATACAACAAACACCAACCTCGAACTCATTGCGGAAGCGTTTTCTTTTGGCACAGAAGCCATAACAACAAATGCTGACACGCACACAACTACAATTGCGGATGGGGCAACGGACCCCGGACGCTCAATGTTCTTGAAATACACAGGAACTTTAGATTCTGCTTGTACAATTACAATAGGGCCGAACACGGTCAGCAAGCTGTGGTTTATTGAAAACGGAACTTCTGGTTCCCAGAACATTATCATATCCCAAGGGTCTGGGGCTAACATTACAATCTCGGCGGGACAAACTAAGGCTATCTATTCAGATGGCGCAGGTTCTGGCGCGGCTATGGTTGATGCGTTTGCTGATCTTTCTGTTCCAAGTTTGTCTACAAGTACAGCAGGTACATCCAACCTACGCCTTGGCGTCAACGCAGGTGATGCAATAACCTCTGGCGGTAACTACAACGTGGTCTTGGGCGATGAGGCTGGTACTGCTTTGACTACGGGTGATAACAACGTGGCTGTTGGCTTTGAGGCTTTAGTTACGGAAGATGCTCACGGTAATAATACAGCCGTTGGCTATCGTGCGTTAAAAACACTTAACGCTGGGGCAGAAGGTTATAACGTGGCTGTTGGTACTAATGCAGGACTATCAATTACCACAGGTTTGCGAAACAATCTGATTGGCGCATTTGCAGGAGACAGTCTAACTGACGCAGATGACAATGTAGCTATTGGTGACAGTGCATTAAACTCAGACACTTTAGGTTCTAAGTCCGTTGCAATAGGTAGAGCCACTTTAGCTAATCAAAACTTCACGACTGCCACAGATAGTTATAACACAGTCGTTGGTTATTTCGCAGGTACAGCAATTACCACGGGTCAAAACAATACCCTTGTCGGTGGCCTAGCAGGTGATGCACTTACTACTGGAACTGATAATGATGCCATTGGTGTTTCCGCTTTAAGTTCAGATACGGCAGGAAATAGATCGACTGCAATAGGAAGAGGAACTTTAAATGCTCAAAACTTTACAACATCTACGTCTGTTTATAATGTAGCTGTTGGTTATCTTGCAGGTTTATCAATAACCACAGGCACACAAAACACTTTAATGGGTGGCCTAGCAGGTGATGCAATTACGGATGCAGACTATAACGTAGCAATGGGATACAACGCTTTAGGGGCTAACACGCTAGGAAGCAAATCAACTGCAATAGGTACTTTTGCTTTAGAGGCTCAAAATTATACTACAGCCACAGATAGTTTTAACACAGCCGTTGGTTATTACGCAGGGGTATCAGTCACGACAGGAACCGACAACACTCTGGTTGGCTCTTTAGCAGGTGATGCTTTGACTACTGGTAGCCTTAATACAGCTTTAGGCAAAAATGCGTTAGGTTCTGATACAAAAGGTAATCGGTCTATTGCGATTGGTAGATTTGCTTTAGGAACTCAAAACTTCACAACAGCTACAGACACTTACAATGTAGCTATGGGATATAGTGCAGGAGGGGCAATTACCACAGGCGTACAGAACACTATTATAGGTGGCGTTGCAGGTGATGCACTCACGACAGGAAGTTACAACGTAGCGGTAGGTTTTGAGGCTCTTAGCACTGAAGATGGTCATGGAAATAACGTAGCAATAGGCAATAGAGCTTTAAAAACTCTTAATGCAGGAGCAACTGGTAGCAACACAGCCGTAGGTGACGATGCAGGTACTGCTATGACCACAGGCATAGATAACGTCTTGATCGGTGGTGGCACAGGTGATGCACTCACGGATGCAGACTATAACGTAGCCGTAGGAAAAAATGCACTAGGTTCTGATACTCTTGGAAGTATGTCAGTAGCTATTGGTAACGCAGCATTAGCTACACAAAATTTCACAACAGCTACAAACACCTATAATGTAGGTATTGGTATGGGCGCAGGTTCTTCAATTACCACAGGCAAAGAAAACACCCTCATCGGTGGTCTTACAGGTGACTCACTTACGACAGGTGAAGCTAATCTTGCTGTTGGTTACAAGTCATTAAGTGCATCTAATACTGCTTCGGGAAATGTTGCGCTTGGTGCTAATGCAATGCTTGTAGACACCAAAGGAGCAAGAAATGTTGCTGTAGGTTACGGCACATTAATGGCTCAAAACTTTACGACAACTACAAATAGTTATAATGTAGCGGTAGGTTTTGATGCAGGAGCAGCAGTCACCACGGGTACAGACAACGTCTTAATAGGCGGTTTAGCAGGTGATGCTTTGACTACTGGAACTCAAAATATAGCCATAGGAAGAGAAGCGTTATCTACAGAAGACGCTCACGGTCTAAATGTAGCAATAGGTTATCAAGCACTTCAAACTTTGAACGCAGGAATAGATGGTTTTACCGTAGCTATTGGTGATCGTGCAGGTAAAGCTTTGACTACTGGACTTTACAACACTCTTGTCGGAGGCGTTGCAGGGATGTCATTAACGACAGGAGGTCGCAACATAGCCCTTGGTTTGCAAGCTTTGGATAATGACACTCAAGGCAGCAGCACTATTGCAATCGGTGTTAACGCATTAACTGCTCAAAACTTTACGACAGCTACAAATGTTCACAACGTGGCTATTGGTGACAGCGCAGGTAGTCAGGTCACCACCGGAATTCTCAACACCCTCATCGGTGGGGCAGCGGGTGATGCTCTTACAGATGCAGATAAGAACACTGCTTTAGGTTATACTGCTTTGAGCAGTGATACACTTGGCTCTCAATCAACGGCTGTAGGATACCAAGCTTTACTTTCACAAAACTTTACGACTGCCACAGATAGTTTTAACGCGGCTGTTGGCTATAATGCAGGAGCAGAACTCACCACAGCCGTAGGTTGTACTTTTATAGGAAGCCAAGCTGGGCAAAATGTAACCACAGGAAACACAAATACCTTTGTAGGGTCTAGTGCAGGAGTAGGTAATTCTTCTAATAAACTTACTGGAGCAAATAACACAGCAGTAGGACAAGGCGCTCTTCAAGATGTTGAAGGTGCAGGCAATGGCAATACTTGTATAGGTAGAGATTCAGGAACTGCGATCACGACAGGTGTTTCTAATGTTTTGCTTGGATATGCAAATCAAGTTTCAAGTGCAACAGTTACAGCAGAAATAGTAATTGGTCCCGGAGTCACAGGTAGTGGAGGTAGCACTGTTACCATAGGTTCAGGTGCAGGTAAAATTTCTAATACTTTTACTTCAAATGCTACTTGGTCACATTCATCAGATGAACGGTTAAAAACAAACATTCAAGATGATACACTTGGATTGTCTTTTATAAATCGACTTAATCCTGTTACTTATAATTGGAAACCAAGTAACGATATTGATAAAAGTCTACCTTACTACAAGGAAGAAAATGAGAGAGACACTAATGTAACTATGCATGGTCTGGTTGCACAGGAAGTTAAAACAGCTTTAGATGCTGAAGGTGTAGATACTTTTGCAGGTTGGGGAGAGGGTCTAGATGGTGTCCAAACAATCAGCCGTGAAATGTTTGTTTCTCCATTAATTAAATCCATACAAGAGTTATCAACCAAACTAGATGCGGCACTTGCCCGTATAGCAACACTAGAAGGTTAAGCATGGACCTAATACAACGAAACTTTCCTAATGTAGGGGTTGTTGAGGGGCAACTCCCAGAGGACGTTGTGGACAACATATGGAAAGTTGTAAACGAAGCACGAGAACAACCAGAGGATATGAAGCCTGAGTTAGCAGGTAACATAAGTACGTCTATCAGGCTGGACGGTGACTCACCCCTACTCAAGGAGTTTGTGACTGAGCTACTGCCTTCGTTTATAGAAAGCCACATTGAGGCGTATGGCGGACCTTGGCGTGAAACTATGCAGGAGGGTGAGGGTTGGAACTTGGAAAGCCTCTGGGTTAACTTCCAGAAGCAGCATGAGTTTAACCCACCGCACGACCACAGTGGTGTGTACAGCTTTGTCATATGGATGCAGATACCTACATCTTACGCAGAGCAGAAGAAACTTCCTATTTGTGCCAACTCGAATGCAGACAATCACATTTCTAATTTTGCATTTAGTTACACAAATACGTTGGGCAGGGTGTCAACCTTTGCCTACAACATGGAGAAAGAAGCAGAGGGTTACATGGTTATGTTTCCATCAACTATGCTTCATCAGGTGTTTCCCTTTTATGATAATGATGGGGAACGTATATCAATCTCAGGCAATATCAACATTGCACAGCTACAAGGATAAATAAAATGGCAAGAGAAGCAGATCAAATCGCACAGGACCACGCAGCAATGCTGGGCAGTGTGTCGGTAATTAACAGCGTTATTGCTACCCACGCTAAAGGCAGTGATGCAACGGACAGAGATTTCGGACATGACATGACGCATGACGAAAAGAAAGAGCGTGTAGCTCGTAGTAACGGCTATCTCGTTCACATGAAAGCATTAGAAGATTGGGGCAGTGAAAGTTTTACAGAAATAGACAAAGCTATTACTGCGGCTAATTCATTCACTTCATAAATTTAACTTAAAAGGAGATCACGATGGCTAAAAAAAACACAAACACCGTCACGATCAATGGCACTGAACATAACTACGATGATTTAAACGACACTCAGAAAGTATTCTTGAGTGACGTTGTTGACTTAGAAAGAAAGATTACATCTGCACAAGCTCACTTGCGTCAGGTGCAGATAGGTCATCAAGCGTGTTTAAGTATGCTGACAACATCGTTAGATAATAACGAAGAAAAAACTGCAAACTAGGCGGAGTAAATGAATGCCCCTTACAAAGTTACAATTTAGACCGGGCGTTAACCGTGAAACAACCTCGTATTCAAACGAAGGAGGTTGGTTTGATTGTAACAAGGTAAGGTTTAGATTCGGCACTCCTGAAAAAATAGGCGGTTGGCAAAAATTGTCTAATAGTAGTTTTTTAGGAACGTGCCGGGCTCTTCACCCTTTTGTCGCGCTTGACGGAACAAACTACATTGGAGTGGGCACTCATTTAAAATACTACATCGAAGAAGGCGGGGGTTATAACGACATTACACCCGTCCATTCTACAACATCCGCGGGCGACGTGACGTTTGCCGCGGTTGACGGCTCTTCACTGCTAACTGTTACGGATGCAAGCAACGGTGCTACAGAGGGTGATTTTGTAACCTTTTCTGGGGCGGCAACTCTTGGGGGCGTAATAACAGCGGCTGTTCTAAACCAAGAATACCAGATAGTTACTATTATAAATGCTAATAGCTACACTGTTGTAGCTAGAGCCGTGGCTTCTTTGGCAGAAATAACGGTTAACGGGACATACACACCAACGCCTGTTGTTGCAAACAGTTCGGACAGTGGTAACGGCGGTGGATCAATTGTTGGCACTTATCAAGTAAACGTTGGGTTGGATACGGCTGTTTTGGGCAACGGATGGGGTGCAGGAACATGGGGCCGCGGAACTTGGGGTTCGGGCACAGACATAAGTGCTGCGGGCAATAAACTTCGTATATGGAGTCACGATAATTTTGGAGAAGACCTTATAATTAATGCGCGTAATGGAGGAATATTTTACTGGGATAAATCAACAAATGCTTCTGCTTTCTTGCCTGCGGTAGCTATATCTGACTTATCCGGGGCAGATTCCACAACTCCTACAATTGCAAAACAAGTTTTAGTTTCAGACCGTGACAGGCACATTATTGCTTTTGGTTGTGATCCTCAAGACAATGTTGGTACGCAAGACCCGCTTTTAATACGGTTTTCGGACCAAGAAAACCCTCTTGTTTGGGAGTCTCAAGCAACAAATACAGCGGGTGATTTAAGAATTGGTTCCGGGTCTGAAATAATTATGGCAGTAGAAACGCGCCAACAAATCCTAGTATTTACGGACCGTTCTCTTCACGCCATGCAGTTTTTAGGGCCGCCGTTTACTTTCGGAATTAGTTTAATTTCTGAAAATATTACAATTGCAAGTCCTTTATCGGCTATTGCGGTGGATGACTCTGTTTACTGGATGGGTAGAGAAGAGTTTTACGTTTACTCTGGTCAGGTACAAAAGCTTCCTTGTTCTGTAAGATCATACGTTTTTAATGATTTTAACTTTGAACAAACCTCTAAGGTTACCACAGGTGTAAACTCTAGTTACTCAGAAATATGGTGGTTTTATCCGTCTGCAAGCTCTACTTCAATAGACCGATACGTTGTTTATAACTATTCGGAGCAGGCTTGGTATTATGGAACTCTTACCCGCACGGCATGGTTAGATCGTGGTATTGCTCAATATCCTATTGCGGCAGGCACTGACGGGTTCTTGTATTACCATGAGTTTGGTCAAGATGATGGCAGTGTAACCCCGGCGGTATCGGTGGATTCTTACATTGAAAGCAGTCAGGTGACGATGGGTGCTGGAGACAACTTTGTGTCACTTCGTAGACTTATCCCTGATGTAACATTCTCAGGTTCTGACTCAGCTAATCCTTCTGTAAACATGACTTTAGAAACTCGTAACTTTCCCGGCACTGACTACACCACAACTTCGACTAATGCGGTAACTCGGTCTGCAACTGTTCCTGTGGAGCAGTTTACAAGCGAAGTAGACATTCGTTTAAGGGGCCGATCTTTTGCTTTTAAGATAGCTTCTGATGCTACAGGGGTTGATTGGAGACTTGGAACTCCACGGGTTGACGCCAGATCGGATGGCCGCCGATGAGCAGAGGTTTAGTTTTACCCTTCTTTCCTAATCCTCCTGCGGATTACAACCTTAACTACCAAGTCGAGGTTATGCGGGCTTTTTCTGTGTTTTTGGAGCAGATAAGCAATCCGGGGCCTTGGCAGGCTTCGGCGTTAACTTTACCTAATTTACAAACAGATAACTTTCAACTTCCTTTAGGGGGCATTTTTCAATACGGTGATGAGTTAAGGATTACTGTTGCAAACAAGCCTTATACAAGGGGTTCATCAGGAACGGGGGCCGTGGGCACTGCTACGGTAACAATAACATGAGTGACGAAACAATTATTATTATGTCAGATGGTAGCAAGTGGAGACCTTCTACAAGCCAAGACTTAGTGAATTGTACTAATTGTGGAAATGAGGTAGACACTCCAGAAGAAATTGCTTCTTACCCTGACGGAAATTGTCCTGATTGCGGTTCTTCATGGACTGGGAGTGAAAATAGAAGTACAATGGTTCAAGTAACCATGCCTGACAGTATTATTGGTGGAGCGGGATAATGGCAAAAGCGGCTCAAAAAGACGAACTCTTAGAACTTCCAGAAGGTGGTATTGCCGCCTTTGTAATGTCTGATGAAGATGCGGACGCAATATACGGTCCGGATGACGACGGTACAGAAGAGTTCGGTAACAACGGAATTGCCCAATTTCCTGCTTTAACAAAAAAGATGGCTGCTATGGGCCGCGAGGGCGACAATACTCTTGCTCACGTAGAAACTGGCGAATTGATTATTCCGGCTGTTTTTCTAAAAGACGACCCTCAGATGAAAGAAACGTTGTTTGCTTTTCTTGAGCGTCAAGGCGTAGAAAACCCAGAGCGGTATGTTGTAGGCTCTGATGAAAACAGTATTAATCCAAACACTGGCGCACCAGAGTTTTTCTTTAAGTTTATTAAAAAGGCTGTCAAGGGCGTCGTTAAGGGTGTCAAAAACGTTATTAAAGGCGTTGTAAAAGTTGTTAAAAAGATTGCTCCGGTTGTCTTACCTATTGTTTTAGGAATGACACCTTTAGGTGCAGTTTATGGTGCAGCGTTAGGTTCAGGAATTGGAACACTTATATCTGGCGGCAGTTTAAAAGATGCTCTTAAATCAGGAGTAATGGCAGGTATTACGGGTGGTATTATGAAAGGGTTTACTGGTCCCGGTAAATTTATGCAGAACATAAGTGCAGAGTTAGCGGCTCCCACCGCAAGATTAGGCCAATTTGCAACAGGAACAGGAAATACTCTACAAAGTCTTGGTTCTAAGGTAGGTCTCGGCACGGCTCCCGCAGCGGATGCTACCAGAATGTTTAGTAAATTTACACCAACCGCAGACTTGTTGGCGCAAGATACTTTTAGTGGTCGGGCTTTGTCGGCTGTTCAACCGGAAAATATTGCGGCTAATCAAGTACCCGAAGCTAATATACCAAAACCGGGAGTAAACCCAGAAATACCTGAAGTAAAAAGTTTTGGAGCAAATCTGGCAGAGGGAAATATTAAAGATGCTTTCTTTCCTAAAGGTGGAACAGCTATGGACTTTTATAATTCCGCTCAAGCTGCTGGCTCACCTATTACTATGGAAGTAGCGAAACAGATGGCCGCAGAGGCGGCACCCGGATTTTTAAGGTCTTATCTGCCTATGGCCGCAGCGGGAACCGCAGTTGCTGGAGCCGCAGGCGCTTTTGAAGTTCCAGAGCAAGAAGCTGCTGGCGTAATTGGACGAGACGAGGACGGCAACCCAATTACAGGGTCTACTTTGGTAGAAGACGATCCAAGTAAGTACCTAATTGGAGACCTCGGAAACATTGTTTTAAACCCTCAAACAGGCCAGTACGAAACAAAAAGCACTTATACACCACCTGATATTCAAGCTTATGATGCCACTGCTTTTCAAATGTCTAATGAAGACCCCTTCTCTGGGGGCCAACCGGGTTTTGGATCAGTAAGCACGGCCACCGGACCTTTTGCTAGACCTTCTGTAGCACAGTTTGCAGCTAAAGGCGGTGAGATATTTCCCCGACGTACTGGCGGCATAATGCCAAACGAAGGAGTTCCTAACAAAGACAGCGTTCGTGCTATGTTAATGCCGGGCGAGTTTGTTATGACTACCGACGCCGTTAAAGGGTTGGGCAATGGAAACATGCAACAAGGTATTCAAAACATGTATTCTGTTATGAGTAAACTTGAGAACCGAGGAAGGCAGACAGCATAATGGCAGTTAATACTTCAGAACAGATTGTCCGCGAAGCCGCTGATATTGAAGCCTACAAGATTGGTTTATTACAATCTGCAAAAGCTCTCGCTGACCAAGGTATACAACTTCCTCCGCAAATGGTTGCGGAAATGTCTCAGCTTCAACTCAAAGCCGGAGAACTTGCTGAAGCAGGCATAGGTCAGTACAAACCTTACTTAGACGCTGCCGCCGGAACTTTAGGTGACGCGCAAAACGTAACCGGACAAGCTTTGGTCCCGGCACAAGCCATGCAGGCAGACGCTGCGGGCATGTTTAAAACCGCAGAAAGCGGAATTGCGGATCAAGTCGGAGCAGCCCAGCAAGGTATTGGTGCCTCTATTGATTACGGACAAGCTGCAACAGAAGCCGCTCAACAAGGTCTTGGACAAGCTGCGTTAAATACGCAACAAATTGCTGGTCAGTCTATGGCAGACCAACTCAGAGCTTATGACGCAATTCCCGGTCAAATAACTACTGCTCAACAAGGAATGACAGACGCTACTCAGGGCGCACGTACTTATGGACAGTCAGGTATTGGGGCGTATCAGGACGCTATCACAGGAAGTCAACAAGCTGTTAAAGGCGCACGAAACATAACTGCGGATGCCGCGGCGGCTTTGCAACAGGCTGGTGCATTTGGGCAACAGACCGCGGAACAAGGCATTGCTGGTTTGGCGGGTACAACCGGAGCGTATGACCCTGCCAGTGCAGGCGCATTTATGAACCAATACGAAGATGCTGCGGTGCAGCAAGCACTAGCGGATATTCAACGCGCTGGAGAGATACAACAACAAGGTGCCGCGGCTCAAGCTGTTGGTGCAGGAGCGTTTGGCGGCTCACGGGCCGCGGTCCAAGAGGCTGAACTCGCTCGAAACATTCTTGAGCAGCAAGCTCGAACTGCTGCGGGTATGCGTCAAGCAGGTTTTGAAAACGCGGCGAGTCGTTCACAACAAGCATTTGAAGCTCAACAAGGGCGTGGTCAACAGGCCGCACAGCTTACGGGCGCTCTAGGCGCACAAGGGGCTGGTTCTGCTATATCCGCGGCCCAAGGCGCAGGTCAGCTAGGACTTTCTGCGGAACAACTTGCAGCGGCACAAGCTGGTCAGTTAGGTCAACTAGGACTTTCCTCCGCAGAAGTAGGCATGTCCGGAGAACAATTAGCGGGTCAATTAGCCAATCAGGCGGGTCAGTTGGGACTGTCTGGCGCACAAACTCAAGCAGGAATTGCAGCACAAGCGGGTCAAATGGGTATGGCAGGCGAACAGTTTGCAGGCCAGATGGCTGGACAAGCTGGACAACTTGGCCAAGGACAGGCTCAAATGGGAATGCAGGGCGCACAGGCCGCTGGAGCTTTGGGCCTTCAAGGACAAGAGATGACAGGCCGTGTTGCCGAGGGTCTTGGAACTCTAGGGTCACAAGCGGGTCAACTTGGTCTTCAGCAAGGTACTGCACTTAAAGACATTGGTTTGAGCCAAGCTTCACTGGGCGAACTGGGTCAAAACATGGCGCAAAAAGAACAGGGCTTCTTGTTCGATGTTGGCAAACAGTTCCAAGCACAAGATCAAGCTAACATTGAGGCTGGTCGCCAAACGCAATTACAACAGGCTTACGAGCCGTACCAACGTGTCGGATTCTTATCTGACATTTACAAAGGCGCTCCGTCGTCGCAATCTACTATTACAGCAACCACTACACCAAACGTATCTCCGGCCCAAAGTATTCTGGGTCTTGGGGTAGCCGGACTATCGGCAGCGGCTGGCGCACGAAACGCGGGGATATTTTAATGATGAATAGAAGTGTTATGCAACGGCAGATGTTTGCCAAAGGGGGCGCAGCTTTTCCTGACCTTAGTGGTGATGGAGCCGTGACTCAAAAAGATATACTGATGGGCCGAGGCGTATTACCCATGCAGGAAGGTGGAAGTCCAATGGGTATGGCACCTCAAATGGCCCCTACTCCTCAAATGGCCCCTGCCGCTCAAATGGCTCCGAAGCCTGAAATGAGCGCACAAGATCAAATGATGATGAACTTGCAAGCTAGGGCGGAGTCTTTGGGAATGCCCCTAGAAGAGTATATTTCAATCTTACAAAACAACCCTAGTTTTGCAGAAGAAGAAGCAAACCGAGGAATGCCGCCCCTTCAAATGCAAGAAGGCGGAATGGCTCCGGGGCCAATGGGTCCACCACCCATGCCACCGGGTGCCGCGATGGCTCCTCCGGGTGCCGCGGACCAAGGACCTTTTGATCCGGCGGTTTTGGAAGGCATGTTAGTTGATTCTGCACAAAGCATGGAAGCAATGGACGCGGCGGCAGAAGCAGGAGACTACGCCACAGTAATCAACTCCATCAGAGGTGACGAGTTACCTCTTGAAGCGCGGTACGAGGAGCTTGCAGGAGTGGTTGGTCCAGAAGATTCACAACAAACACCTGAGTCGGTCCTAACTCTTTTACAGCCCGTCATGCAGATGGCGGCGGTTGATCAAGGGATTGGAGGTTTAGCTCAAGACCAAATGACAACCCCGATTGAGGGACCAATGGCCGAGGGCATTATGTCCACGGTAAACATGGAAGGGCCCCCGCCGGGTCCAGAACAAATGGCTATGGCTGCTCCGGGAGGGGCGGCCCCGGTAAATTTTAGACAAGGCGGCGCGGTTCAGTATTTTGCACCCACAAACACTGATCGTGTCGCTGGTGGAACTAATGATCTTCTTCGCAGTTTAAGACCACAGCTTAGACCAAATCAAAACGAAAACGTATCAACAATTTCTGCTCCCGAAATAAGTCGCGATCAAGAGCTTTTTAATCAAGATAAAAAACTTTTTTCTCAACTTTTAGGCGCAAAAGACCAACAAGCTGCTTATGATGAGCAGAAGAGAATGACTAAGGCGCAGATGTTGTTTGACATTGCGCAGGGCGCTTTGGCGTTTGCAACTCCCGGAGAGACTGCGATGAGTCCTGCGGAGCGGTTAGCGCAAGTGGCTCAACCTGTTTTAGGTAACATTGGCGCTCGTTCAGGTGATTTGTTAAAGTTTAAACAAGCACAAGACGCAGAAGCTCGTCAGCTTGATATGGCTGCTTTACAGTCTTCACAGCAAAAGTTGGCTACAGAAAAAGCCGCAGATGTTGAAGCTGCCGCAGCAAAAGCGCTTGCATTATCAAAACCTATAAAAGATGATGATATTTTTACTATCAGTATTTTTGACGAGGACACCGGAAAGACAAAAACTTATAAAGGACCCTTAACCCAAGGTGGTTTAATTGAACTTCGAGAAAAACATGGGTTCGGAAACGTAAGCGTTACCGCTTTTGTTGCACCTTCAGACAAAAGTGCAGAAAACTTTAGATTAGCTGATGGCTCTATTGTTCCCGCTGTTCCCGGATCAGCCCTTTATGCTAAACTTACTTCACCGGGGTCTGGTGCGGCTCTTACCGGAGACGTTCCATTCGGTATGTTTACTGATCGAACACAGTACACTTTAACCGCAGACGTAATTATAGGAGAAACAAAAGATGCAGAGGGGAACATAACAAGTGCAGGCACAACGTTATTAAAAGGAACTTCTCCTTACTTATCTAAAATAGAATTAGATGATCTAATAAATAAAACTGGCAATAACAGCATTGTTACAGCGTATGTTGAACCTGTTAACGACAAGGATTACTTTACAAAGTTTGGCATGTCAAAAGCCGCGTTTGGAAGGTTATCCAAAGAAGACAAAGCTTATTTGCAAGGTTTGCCCGTTATTACAGACGCTATGTACTTTACAAAGTTTGGTTTTAGTAAAAACACCTTCTTAGGGTTACCTCCAACAACAAGAAACAGGTTGCGTGGAATTGAACCTGAGTACAAGTTCGAGACTCAAAATTTAGGCAACAGAATAGTAACGTATCGGATTGATCTTAACGATCCAGAGAAAAAACCTGTTAACATCATGAGTAATGATATACTTAAAGACCCCGATTTAATGAAAATTACAATGCCTAGAGGGGATGGAAGCGGTGTAATGATTACATCTACAATTGATTTGTCTACCCCAGCCGGAAAAGCTGCTTTAAAAAGAATGAATGAATTAAATAAAGAAACTCCGGGGTCTGCTTCTCTTCAAAAGATTGGAACTGAAAAGTTTACAGCTATGGCGTTTCTTGTTCCCGGTTCTGAAGCGGGCGGTGGAAACTCTGTGCGCATGTCGTTTGACGGGGGTGCTACATACATTGGCCCTGATGGTCTTCCTCGTCAGCTTCCACCTAATGCGTTTAAGTTGGACCCAACTCAAACTAATGAAATTTATCGTCGTGAAAAAGTACGCGCTTCGGCTAAAAAGTGGCTACAAGGGCGAGACGGTGATATAGTTAACAGCTTGTCGTTTACAGGAGTGGGCGAAGACGGTCAGCCCGTAAACGTTGGCAACATGAAAATGTTGGCTTCAGATAAAAAACTGGTTTCAGACAGTTTACAAAAAATTAGAAACGGTACAGGCCCTTATTCTGCACTATTTGCGGCGATAAACGCGGTTGGCGGCGGTTTTTTCAGCCCAGAAGCTTTTTCAGAGACTTTTTCAAAAACAGAAGAAGGAAGACAATTTGTAAGACTAGTCTACGTTTTAGGAAGGTCTGCCTTAGCTTCTTCTCCAAGATTTGCAGTTGCAGATTTGGATACTACAGGAACATTGTTCCCTACTCCGGGTAGGATTGTTACAAACCCTGATTCCGAAGCTAAAAAGTTAATTCTTTTGGCAGACGCAATTGATGTTGAAGAGTCAAGATTAATGGGATTATTGGCTTCAGAAGATTCAATTGACAAGACGGTACTGGCAAATGCAAGATTAAAACTTAACGAAATTGGAAGGTTAAAAGAACTTTTGGGTCCAGTAGGACAATTAAGTAATTTTGCTAGTGAAGATGAATTATCTGCGGCAGACACGAAAATGAGCCAAAAAGTGATTTCAAGAAGACCCAGTTCTGAACTGGCTCCTAGCATTTCACTTAAACCAAAAATTCGTCCATTGGGGAACTAACAAATGGCAGAAGAAAGTACATTAGCTCCTAACATCTCCCTTAGACCAACGATAAGACCTTTGGAGGTAGAAGAAGAGGTTGTTGAAAAAAAAGAACCCGTTGTTGAAGGTCTTTCAGAAGAAAACTTTAAGTTAACCTTCTCCCCCGTAGAGTTTATGGATTACTGGGACAGCTATACCAAAGATGCAAATCAACCGGGTGCAAGAATAGATTCCGCAGCACAAGGTTTTGCAAACGGCGTAGTTACGTCTTTACTTTTTGACCCTGTTTACGAGGGAAAAATGACTTATAATTCCTTGCGTAACGGAACCGCTCCTATTCTTAAAGAATTAGGTTTAGAAGGAAAATCTTTGTCTGACGAACAAATAATTAGATTATTTGCGGAAGATGATGAAGGCAGAAAAATAGAAATTAACCCCGGTTATATTGAAGGCGTAAAAAGACGCGCTTTGGGGGGTTCCGGTGGAACTGCTGGTTTTTTTGCTGGAATGAAATTAGGTAATTTAGTTGTTTCTGGAGTTCCGCCTTTAACCCCTTGGACCGCGGCTGTTCGGTTAGGGGTGCCTGTTGTAACAGGCGTGGGTGGATATGTTGTGGGAAGTTTCTTAGGAGATAAGGCAACAGATTTTTTTATGGGTGATGAGCCAATTGTTATTCCCGGATCAGCAAGTGCTTCTTACGAAATGGGAAAAGCCACGCCTGAAGTTCTTGGATTTGCCGCCACACCTTGGTTGGCAGGAATTAAGGGCATTAATCTTGGCGGTGCAATAGCCGTTAATAATACCAAAAATTTTATAGGTCCTATTATTAGCAGCACTGGGGTTACTAAAACTCCAATTTCTTCAAGAGCCGTTGCAGGCGTTGAAAACGTTGTTAACCGCATGGGAGCTTACGCATATAGTAATCCATTTAGAACAGCTTTTGTTGAAGGAAGCGCGGGGGCACTTAGTCTTGGCGGAACTTACGCCTCACAATCAGTTGCACCGGACAATCCTTGGGTTCGTTTTGCAGGGGAAGCGGGCGGCGGACTTGTTGGAGCCTTTGGCGCAGACCTTCTAGTAAATAAAACACCTTTTTTATGGAGACAAACGGGTGGCAGATTATATAATCTTTACAAAAGAAAAATGTACGGAGAGACTTCTGTAAAAGACTTATTGCCGGGCGGCATGACTGAAAATGAGTTAACAGATGCGGGCAATTTTATAATTGAACAATTAGAAAAAAATAATGAAAACCCAGCAGAAATTTTTAAACTTATTAATGATCCGGAGTTTGATAAATGGCTTGTGGGTCCTGATGGTAATAAAATAGAATTAGACCCGGCGACAAGATCAGCAAGCATAACTCTTTTATCTCTTCAAAATCAATTTTTGGAAGCTAATACGGGTTTAAACAAGGACGCTGGTAAACAAATGCAAGATTCAATAGAAGCTTTACGAAGAGCTTTGCTTGCTATGTATGCTGATGGTTCAAAAGCCTCTTTGGCAGACGCTGCTTCTACTCAAATAAACTTGTTTGAGGCTACTCTTGCCTCAAAATTAGCCGCAGCATTTCAAGCAACTGAATCTGCCTTTAAAAAAGTTAGACCAGAGGGTGAAAATGTTGATTTAGCGGCAGCTAATAAAATTTTTGAATTGTTGGACAGTCAATATACTGCCGGACGTAAAGACGAACAGAGTTTATGGCGTACAATACCAAGAGATATAGAACTTACCTCTTTCATAAATGAGG